TTCAGCTGATCCTTTGCCAGACCCACACCTTTGATGGCTCCGTAGATTTGACCCAGAGAACCAAGCGCTTGAGCAATAGATCCAAGACCCTCAATGCCACCGATCTTAGACAAGAACCCACCGCCTGTGCCACCCATATTACCAACACCACGAGCAGCTTGCAGCTGACCCATAATGGGAGTTGTGAATCCGCCACCAGCACGGGAGTTAAACCCAAGAGCACCTGATGTTGGCATCTCCTGTGCTCTTACAGGGATTGTCCCCATATTGGGTGTATACCCCAAAGGAGCACCCAACCCAGCCAAGTCAAAGCTGTTAAAATTAGAACCGTAAGAAAGACCATTCATATCGTTACCCCATTGTTCCGATATTATTTAAATCCAAGGTAAGTCTTGGAAAATCATAGATCATAGTAAAACTCATCTCTGTGATATCAGATCCAGTCAGAAGAGTTCTATTGAGAAATGCTTGGCGGGACTCTGTTGCTTGAACAGAGATATCCACTTCATTTGTAAACATTAGCGGATCTATAACAGTTCCGCTATATCCAAGAAGCTCTTGCGTTCTCTTTTCTATCTCACGCATCGATTTATTGTAATCAGATTCTTTGTTCTGCATCTTGCCTTGAATTTCTTCAATGCTAATCTGGGCTACTTTTGTAATGCCTTGAACCACAGAATCTGTAAGCCGAAGCAAGTTATCGGCTCTCATAAACTGGCTCCAGTTGATGCTGAAGCTTCCTGTCTGACCAAAGTTTGCTGCAGCCGACATCACAAAGAAACCAGCAATGGCTCCAATGATGGCTCCAATTTTATCCCCAAACACTGCTGTCGCTGCCACGTTGATGATCGAGACAATCACCATAGACACCAGAGCGTTTGCGATGGCTCCAGCCAATACAGCTGTCACACCTGTGAAACCAAGAGCCATACCCACAGAGACGTTAGCTCCAAGCACACCCACACCAGCTGGGAAAAACACAGCTGTCAGCACAATGGCCAAGATGGCTTTGAAGATACCTTTCTGATACCAACGGATCTTCTTAACCACATAGCAGTTGAAGACCATTAACCTGTTCGATGTGGCAAGCTGGTTTGCAATGACCACAGGCAGCTGACAGAGCGTTGGATAATGCAGCGGTACGATAAAGCTCGTCTCGTCTGGGTCATCCAGTGCTTCATGCAAAGAGACCGCTGCAGCCTGACCTGCATAGACAAACGTCTCATGGTTCATCCCATAGACAGTCAGCGTTCTGAATGTCGTGGCTGAGTCCTGCCAATAGAGTGTTGCCACTTCAAGTGTCCCTGCCCCAACAGCAGCACCTGCGTTTTGCAAGAAGATCGTCGAAGACGGCACACCAATCGGTGCTGTCTTGGTCCACCACAGATCTCCCGATTTGGCTCCGACTTGACCCACACCAGCAAAGACGTTCTCTTCAATCGTGAGCCAATTAAGACGCACATCATAGTTCAGTGTGGCATTGGTGTTCACCTTCAGAACACTCATGTTGGGAGACTTCTTAACAGGAAGTCCCGGTTTTGGTGTTCCAAACAAGGGATCCAAAGGATCTGACTGAGCTGCTGTCCAAGTTGCCAAAGTTGCTTGAGCTGCAGCCAAAACAGCAGGGAAATTCAAGAACGTCACCACGTCTGCCAAAGACGTAGACTGATACGTAATCAACTCTCTGAGGAACTCATAGAGATATCTCTTGCCCACGTTCTCAGCCGTGTTGAGTTCGACCCCATGAACCAAGAAAGCATAGTCAATGTCAGTAATGTTTGCGTTGGCTTCCAGCTCATCGAGAAGAGCGTGTATATCCCCAGCGCCAGCTTTCTTGTAGGCTTTCTCATAAAGGGGAAAGTCAGCTGCATAGAGCGGATCCCGGATCGACAGGTTTGCCAATCGCATAGGAACCACAGGAAAGAACTCAGGTTTCGCAGCCACAAAGATATTTAGCGCATCCAGCGCAGCGTTGCCTGAACCAATACGATAAATGAACACCCCACCTTGTATGGTCGCATTGGTAAGTGTCGTATTGTAATAGCAAATGATGTAATCCGCTCTGTCTACAAAGTCAGGCACAGGCACAATGTCTACGGTGAGGTCAGTGTAAGTGATCTCCATATTGGTTGTGGCTGAGTTGTATTCTGCGATCCAAGCTGTGTTGAAGTCCGCAGGTCTTGCCACTGCGATGTGTCGCTCAGCCCAATAAACAATGTCCCCTGCATCGATGAATGCCAGTGTGGCATCTACGGTCTCACCGGGAGCAAAGGGAATAAACGGCTGAACCTGATCTGCGTTGATGTTTTCTTTGGTGGAGACGTTTCCTGTCATCCGACCGTTTGGGTAGTTGTTCAATGCCCATCGGTAGAACATCCGTTGGTCCATCGTAGGGCCGCCTAGCTGAGAGTTCAGGATCGTATTGCCAAGATACTCAGCACGTCTGTTTTCAAGGACATATCTGTAAATGGTCGTGTTGAGATAATCAGGCCGCTCTGCAATAGGGCCACCCAAATTGTAAGCCACCGAGCTTACATAAATCTTGGTTTTGCTCTTAAACAGACCCATCAGTATTTCCCCAAGAAGGAGAGGATTCTCACCCTCTCCTTCTCTGTTTGGATCTCTTAGAGACCGTTGTTCAGGCGAACCTGGTTCATCACAAGTTCGATCTGAGCGTTGGTAAGCTGGTTGGGTGGCAGCAAAGCATCGTCCAGAGTCTTCTGAGTGATCCACCCATCCAGATACATCTTGGCGATCTTCTGCTCTGCATCCTTGCGATAGGAGTCAATCTGTTGGGTATAAAGATCTTTCTGCTTACCCAAGAGACCCACAACAGGCGTACCATCTGTCCGAGTGTCAGAGGTCTGACCCCGCTGAGCTTCGACCTGCTCTTGAACCAAAAGCTGTTGACGCTGCGACAAAGCAATTTGTTCAGTCGTAGCTGCTTTCTGCAGAGCCACCAGACCCGTCACAGGTGAGCCATCTGTGCGAGTGTCTTGGGTCTGTGCTCTCTGGGCTTCCAGCTGTTCTAGCGTATAGAGACGCTGCACACCCACCACACCCGAGACAGGCGTACCATCTGTTCTGGTATTCAATGTCTGAGCACGCTGAACCTCAAGCTGCTCTCTGTTGATGTCTTGCTGGATTTGCTCCAGAGTAATTTGCTCATCCATCAACAGGATCTGACGCTGGGCTTGGGTGATTTGCTCATCCAACAGCAGACGTTGTCTTTGAGCAGACAGAATCTGTTCATCCATAAGAAGCAAATTCTTCTGTGCCTGGAGAATTTCTTCATCCATGATCAAAAGCTGCTTATGAGCAACCTCATACTTGGTATCCTCACCAGCCACTTGCATCAGTGTTAACACATACTGTGCCTGAGCGTTCTGAGCCTGATACTGAGTCATCACCAACTGGATCTTAGCCAATTGGATCGCCACAGTGGCAGAGATCGCTTCAACCTCAGCTTTGCGAGCTTGAGCCTGAATCAAAAGAGCGTTCCAGTAAGACTGATCCCTCTGCAGCAAGAGCTGCAAGCCCGTCTGCATAGCCACCGTAGACAGTTCGATGTAAGCCTTGGTGTATTGATCCCCAGTAATCAGGCCCCTCTCGTATTGCTCTTTGAGATGTGCCTGATGGGTCGTCATCAAACGATCATAGGTGCCTGAGCCGCCGACTACACCAACGGTCAGATCATCAGTATCAATTGGTGTCACAGCCCCGTAAAGCGGATTGCCAACCACAGTGGGCAATGCAAATGCCGGATCATTTAGGTTAATCGTAGGCACCGTAAATCCTGCCCCAAGTTGGGTCAGGATCTGCTGTGCTACGTCTTTTGCATCTGTGATTGGCATCTACTTTACTCCGCGCCGAGCCGCTCAGCAGCAGCCTGTTTGAGAGCCAATTCCTGCAGCTCGTCTTCTGACAGAGGCGGCAGAATCTCGATGTTATACTCAGGAACCATCCGGGTCTTGACGTCGATCTTGCCACCGTTCTGCTTGGTCTGAATGTGCTGGAACTGACGGGCTTTTAGATCGTTATAAATGATCTTCGGGATGTGATACCCATTGTCCGTTGCTTCCCCAAAGGGAATAAACTTCCGCACAGTGCCAAGATACTTGTTGGCAACGGTAATAATCTCACCATGTAGATCCCGCTTGGCAGGATTGAGGTTATAGATCTTGCAGCGAACCAGAGCCATCTCTTCTTTCTGCAGGCGTTCCCGCAGTTCTTGCTCAAGCATGAGTTTGGATTTCCGAGGAGCTGCTTTGCTATCAGAAGCCTCGTGGACTTCTTCGTCTTTCTTGCCATCCAGATAATGCTGGATCTTCTTCTTCAGGGCATCAATTCCAATATTGCCCGACACGGGAATACCCATTGTCTTGGCACGCTCTTTCAACAGAGCCAGTTCATCAAGCGGATTGGACGGGGTGTCGTCATCATCAAAGTTAACATCGTGATCGTGGGTTTGCTCGTTCATAGCGAGTTCCTATGTCTTCTTGATCCGTAAGATCGTTTGGATCTTCTTTAAAAAAGGGTCTCGAAATGTCGAGGAATGGGTAGTTCAGGGAGAGAGATAAACAGGTAGGGGAGATTTCTCTCCCCTACCCTTTGGTTCTCAGATTAGATCCGAGCCACAGTCTTGATCACTGCCAGTCGTTCCGACCGCATGATCATCGAGCCGTAGTACCACTTGATCGAGCTGAAGCCGAGTTCGCCATAGGGATCCAGACGATCTGCTTGCTCTTCACCCGGCATCTTAGTGGTGATCTTGAACTTGGTGGTCTTACCATCGGTCTGGAAGCCAACAGTCGTGAACGAACCATCGCCAACAACCAGCATCGGGAACACGTCATAACGACCCGCTGTTGCACGGTAACCGGGGTTCACACCCACGGCAGCGCCTTGGCCTGCCCAGTGCAGCATCTCGGGAACCACGATGATACGGAACTGATCGATTGTACCGATCTCGCCGTTCAGGATGGTGCCAGCATCAGCGTAGTGCTGAACCGGGATGAAGGCAGGGTTACCAAACGAGTCAACCATACGACGCACAGTCGATTCCAGTTCGGAACCAATGTACATGATACGACCCGAGTTGATGACCTTGGTGTCGATCATCCGCGAACCAGTGATAACCTTGGTTTGCTTCGGAGTGCGGTTGTCAAACAGAATGGTCGAAAGGCGAACCATGTCATCGTAATCAACGATGGAGGCGTTAGCACCTTCAGCTGTCACTGTGGCGTGCGAAACAGCAGCGCCAGCATAAACAGTCACACCAGCCGACAGGAGAAGATCCACCTGCAGCACAGCTTCTGTGAGCTGAGCAGCACCCGTCACCAGTTCACGCGACAGGTGAGCGTAGAGATCTTCATCCGAGTCAAAGTCAAACGACTCTTGGGTGAATTCAGTGAAGAAGCCGAACTTCTGCAGCGAACCCTTGCGTTCCAGTCTGGTGAAACCAACACGGTTCACACGACCACCTGTTTCGGTCAGGGTCGGAATACGACCTGTGATCGTGCCCACGTCTTTCGACGAACCATAAAGGTTACCATTCACGATGGCAGCACCAGTGGCGTTCAGACCCTGATCGTTGACGTTGCGGTCATCGAGCAAGGGAATGTAGTGGTAGACTTTGATCTCTTTACCAAAGTGCTTCGGCATCGAAATGACCTCAGCCAAGGGCATGAAGTACATGTCCTTCTTGGCTTCAATGAGGGCTTTCTTGTGCCAGTAGTGGGTGTTCATCTGCGGGCCGACACTCGACGGCGTACCCGGAGGTGCTTTATATTGCATAGACATAATACTTCCTCGTCTCTAATTCTCACACTCGCCTTGCAAGTGCTGCGTTTTTCTCAAAATCCTCGTCCGAAAGGGCAAGGGGGTTAAACTCCTGAGTTGTCTTGTGAGGAGCAACTTTGACCGGAGAGGCTGCACGAGCCTTTTGATTGTTGTCGACCGTCTTCTTTTGGGCGGGACGAGTGTCTACAACACGGCTGGAGTTGGTAGTCTCCGTGGCCTGTGTGTTTTGAACCAGAATTCCCTGTTCCTTCATCTCCTGACCCACTGCATAGTAAGTCTGGAGAAACGGCTCATTCTTGAGATACCCCAAGACTTTGCGTCTCTCGATCTCAGCGGTGATCTTGTCATAGATCCCCGAATGTCTGTGATCAGTCATGACACGCATAATTGCGGGATCAGACCAAAGAGCTTCCTTGCTCCGTGCATCCCAGGTTTTGTTGATGTGGACGATCATCTCTTTGCCAACTGGGTCGGAAGCAACTTCCTCCAGTGTCGAAGTGAATAGCATCTCTTCATCAGTGACCCGATGATTACTCGGCTTATAGGTTGGCTCTACAGTCGTATCGATCTCCATTGGATCAATACCACTTTCCCGCACGAGCTTCTGAATGGCTTGTGGGTTCTTCTTATCAATATCAATCAGATAAGAAAGCTTGCCCTCATCCAGAAGACCATTATTCTCCAGCATCTTTAACAGCTTAAGATTTGGCTGCAAAGCCTGAAGTTTTTTGGTGTAATTCGCACCCATTTGCATGAGTTGAATTGCTTCATCCAAAGACTGCAATTTGACTTCTTTGCCATTGGCTTTGAACGGACCCATGATCCGTTCATAAGCGGCTTTATAGTCTATTTGCGTTTCACCTTGGTTTTGGTTCTGTGTTTTGTTCTGTGCTTCGGCATGAGCATCATTGTCTTTGCCGTCTGACACCTTGCCTTTGTGGGGGTCTGATCCAGATTGCTCACCAGACTCTGCACTTGAATTGGAACCAGATTCAGAGGCTTCTTCCTCTTGATCTGAAGCTGCATCATCAGCGTCATCGCTTTCAGCCAGCTCGTTAAAGCTGTCTTCAGCTGCGTCTTCAGAACCAGAATCTGTTCCCATTTCTGTGTCTTGAGCACCATCATCTTGATCCTGCTGTTGAGCTGTATCTTCTGAACCAGAATCTGAACCAGAATCCGCCAGCAAAGGAGCCACCATGCCCATGATCTCCTCATCGGACATGTTTGCAATTTCATCATCTGTATAAGCACGGTTTGCCATGATCAGACCTCACCGTCTTCAGCACGGATCTCATCGAGCGTTTCCATGTGTTCACGAAGCTCACGCTCAGCGACATGACCCATCTGAACAATCGACGACAGGTATCGCTTGAAGCATCCAGGGGCTGAGATATCCCGTAGGAGATGTTCCCGCATATCGCTGGGAACATTCGGGTCAGAATACAACAAAGCCAGACGAGCTGCTTCGTTGAGAAAATACCCTTCCAGAACCAGTGTCTTGAACTCTTTGTTTCGAGACAGGCGTTCTGCCATTTGACCACGTTCAACCAAGTGACGTGCGTGTTCAATGGAAAGTTCTACTTCTTCAATTTCAGACTGAGACATGTGTTTCCTCAGCAATCTTTCTCTTTGGGTCTACGTTCAAATGCCCTGCATCATTGGATCAGCCATAGGGTTTCCCATGGGAGCTTGCATAGGAGCTGCTGACGGCAGACCCAGCTTTGCTTGGGCATTCATATCGCTCAGCGTGTTGTATCCAACTGCAGCTTCGATATCGGGATCAGTCTCCTCAGGCTTCTTGTTCTTGAGGAGCGCTTTTGTCACTTCCAGATCCTGGTTCGCACGAGCTTGCTCAGATTGCTTTTGCATATCCCGAGCGTGCTTGGTTCCAGTTTCCTGTTCGACATAATCAAGATCAGTTTTATCTGCATTGGTTGCAGCTTCTCTGGCCCGAGCCATAGCGTATTCAGCATCTGCCTGAAGCTTGGCAATCTCAGCCTCCAGCTTCTGAACTTCCAGCTGCTTCATCTTTTCAACAAGAGGATCAGGCTCAGGCTGATAGCTGCGGATTTCTTGAGCCAAAGCAGGCATACGCTTCAGGTCTGCAATCTCAGCCAAAATCTTACGAGACAGTGCTGGATCCATATCCGGCCCCATTGTCTGCAGCATAAAGCCAAGATCCTGAGCACGGTTTTGATCCACTTCAGGGGTCGAGATATCCACAATGCAGTCAAAGTTGCCGATCAAATCTTCCCGACGAACCGTCACATACTGACGGTTGGTGACCCGGATCACTTCTTGCTCTGACAAGAACACAGCGTTCATCGACATGATCTTGGTGCCGATGTCTTGGATGCCTTTTGCCAGTCTGCGCAGGATGTTCATTTCCCGCTTGGCAGAGGCGTCCAGCACACCTTTGATGCCAGCTGCGACATCACCGTAAGCTTCTCCAGACATGCCTCCAGCGAAGCTCTTAACGCCTGAC